AGAAACATTTATAAACGGAATGACATATGACGGACACTTTTAAATATTAATCGGGTTACTCATTAAATAATAATGTTTTCACGAAAAATAAAGAAAGAAAGTTACGGTTTAAATATTAATAATTTCAGTTAGTGCAATATGTGTAAATAATAACCAAAATTAACCACAAAAAGAAGGTTAAAAAGCCAAGTTTCACCTACACTTTAAAAACCGAATTACCTTCCTAATTATTACTATTCCAAGCGTATTGCGTCCACTTCTTTTTTAAGGTATCATTTATTTTTTTGTGCGAACAACCCGAATAAAGCTTTTTTAAGCTTACCACGTTGTCATAATTCATTGATAAAACATTTTGAATAGTAACCGGGCTTAAAAAGAAATCATTCGCCAAATCGCTTATAATTGCCTCATAGTTGTTTCTTGTAGTGATAAGGTAGAATATATATCTATCAATCAGACAATCGTTCCTTAGTTTATTATATTCAATGCTTCGGCCTCTACGATGGTTTATTTCAATAGGCTCATTCAAATCTTTGTAAAGTTTTTGACTACCTCTTGACATGCGTTGGTGTGTTTAGCAAAATGTTGGTTAAAAGAACCAAAAATTAAAAAAAGCAGCGGCAAGAAGTTCTGCCGCTGCTCTACTCTTACAAAAAGTACGCTTACCTATTAAATTTCAAAATAGTTTCATTGTTAACGGTCATAGGTTGCCCCAACTGGCTATTAACAAGCTCATTTATAAAAGAGCCTAATGAGTTGTTATCATTATGAAACACCAAACCCGACTTTTTAAATGCATCAATTACATCATTCGCAAATTGAAAGCTTTGTTTTGCCTTATCGCTTTTTGCATACGACTTAAAAGCCTCTTTAAATTCAATATAAACTGATTCCTTTACCTTAACCTGGTTTACATCCAGTTCAAAGTAATCAGCAATATTATCCGGTGTTATGGCAAAGTTGCCCGGTTGGTGTAATTTTTCGCTTAACCCTTTAACAGTGCTGCCTATTAAAGCAATAAAATCACTATACCCTTTAGGTTTTTGGATAATATCAATAGCTTTTTGTTTGTCGACTGCGATGCCACCTAGCGATAATTGACCACCTGTGATTTTATCAAAAATCAGTTCTACCGGATTTTTAAATAAAGTAGCAAGCTCCATTGTTTCTAATGGTGCAATATTAAGTTTTAAATACTCGTTAATTACTGTTTGAATTGCCGTTTCGCCTGTAGTTATTAAAGCCTCTTTTGCCCGTGAATAACCAAGCTCATTGAAAGAAAGTAAAATGTTCATTGTTGATTGTATGGTTTTTAAGTTATGATGAAAATAAATTACTCTTTATTGCCTTTATAGTCGATTCCAAATTTCTCTTTAAACTTCTTTTTGAAAACTTCAAAATGCAGCTTCTTTAATTCTTCAAGTAAACCAAATTTTTCTAGTTCATCCCAGGGCCGACTTTTCAAAGACTCATCATTTTGATCAAGTAAGTGTAGAATACGTTCTTTTAACAAAGGCAAATTATCAGATAACCCCCTTTTTAGCTCAGCCGCTAACTCGGGAGTAATTACTTTTGTATCAATCGCATATTGTATGAGATTTTCAATTTCTTGCTTGAGCCCTTTGTCAACTTTAAGCACAGTTGAAGTACTATGATGCTTACCGAACTTTACAAAATATAACTGTTGAAAACCTTCCAAAGATTTAGTTTTCAATTCTTCAGAAAGCCCTTTTTTATCCAATTCATCATACCCTAAACTAATTAGATAGTTCACCCGCATGTTCCTGAATTCTTCTAAGGTTTTAGGCAAACAAATGATTGAATCCGGATTTTTTTCACAATTATCAATCAAAACAGAACACTGTTGCTCTGTAATATCCTTATTTACCAAAGCATCCTTTATTAATTTATTGAAGTCAATGTTACTGAGTGAGCTAGTTCCATTCATAGCGGCCAAACTCGCAAGTTTATGCGCTTTTATAGGCACTTGTTTCTGCATTTTACCAGACGGATCCCAAACGTTATGGTTGTTTTTTGCCTCATCTAGTGCGATCGGATCCAATAGGATTTCTTTTGAATTTTTCATCTTTTTTGGTTTGATTTTTTAATATTTAAAAGTTGAGTAAACCGGGTAACTTTCTTTCAAGCTACCCGGTTTTAATTATTGCATACTGGCACCACTATTTAAAATCCTTAAAAACACCTGTTGTACTTTTTCTTCAATTTGATCCAATCCTTTATCAACTGAAGATGCATTTACTATAATACTGTCAAACATCTTACCCATATTAATAGTAATATTCCTTGGCCCATTTCCAGCGATACCACTGGCGGTACTATCCTTTTTATCACTACTTCCTGTATTTCCCAAAGATGTATTCCCTTTGCCAGCGGTAGCAATACCAGCCGCTGTTAATGAACCACCCTTTTTAGTAAATCCTATTTTATCAGCAGTGTCAGAAATAGCTTTTACATTTTGTGAATATTCAGCAGCATATTGCTGTTGATTTTTTGCGTGCCCATCTTGCAAGTCCTTTATTTGCTTACTAGCACCTGTTACAACGGTAGCCGTAAGTGCATTTTTTGCGCCGCTAAAATCACCGCTCATAGCAAGTTGTATGGCATTCCCCACTTTTGCAAACGTGCCAATTACATTTTCAGCAAAATCCAAAATCTTTAAATGCAATAGCTCCACATAATACCAAGCCGATTCACCAAACTGCTTAAATGGTAACCAGGCAAGATTGCCAAATGCCTTTATCATAGTCCACAATGCGCCAAGGTTTTCACCCCATAGCTTGTATTTATTGCCAAGGGCAACTATCCAAACAATTAACCCGGCAATCAATGTTATAGCCAATACAATCGGGTTTGCATTCATTACAACATTTAAAATCCCTTGTGCAATAGCTGCCCCCTTTGTTACTACGCTATAAGTAGCCCACGCAGCCGCTACCCCGCCAACAATTTCAATATGATCCATAAGAAAGGTAGCTATGCTCATGAACATCGAAGCAACCGGCATCAAAGCTTCACCAATCCGTATTTTCAACGATTCAAAACCACCCATCAATTGTTGCATTTTTCCACCAGCGGTTTCTGCCAGTTTATCAAGCATTCCATAAAACAACCCGCCTTTACTAGTTGCATCAATAAATGCCTGGGACACCATGCCGCTGCTTATACCGCCTTTTTCCATCATTGTTTTAAGGTCGCCAAGACTTCGCCCTGTTTTTTTGCTTATTTCATTCAATGGATTAAAACCAGCGTTGATAAATTGCAATAAATCTTGCCCTGTTAACTTACCGGCGGCTTGTACTTGGCTAAATGCAAGGGTAAGTGATCCCAATCTTTCAGCGTTGCCCATACTCACATCGCCAAGCATTTTAAGGTTGGGTAAAACCTTTTCAGCCCCAATACCAAAGCCCATCATAGTTTGAGCATTCTTAAAAACCTCCGGTCCTAATATGGTATCATTTTGTAAACTCGTTAGTCCACTGGTAAGTTTTTCTCCCGTGCCTTTATCGCCTGCCAATACATTAATGCTTTCTTTTTTCAATCCAAAATCCATGGCGCTTTTTATTGCGCCTCCACCAAATGCCAATGCTGCTCCTATGGAGATATATGCAGCAAGGCTTCTTGCCATACCTCCAATATTAGTAGATGATGAACGAGCCCTATTACCCACCCTATCAAAACTACTCGCCAAAGCATCGTTACGGGAAACTGTTTGATTAATACTGGTTTGCACACTTGAAAACGACCGGCGTGCATTGCTGGCAAGTGATGCCAGCCCACCACTCATGAGGTCTTTCATTTTTACAAAAAATTCTAACATGTTATTATTCATAGGGTATATTTTCTAAAATTAAAACTCATCCAAAAACTCCACACTTCCATCTCGGTTAAGCTTCGCTTGTCTAAAACGTTTCCGGTCTTTTAAAAAAGGGCGTTGTTTACCAAGTGCAGTATAAACACCGTTAATAATTTGATGGTATTCAAAAATTACATAGTGTACATTAATATCATACTCAATGGCATTTAAAATAAGCACACCAAAAAAACCTAAAGCCAGTACACTTTCTTTATGTCCTGTAAATCCGCTCCAATCGTGTGTTGATTCAATCAGAATCATTATTGTTTTTGTTGATTCATCATAGTTATGAACCGCTGCCAAAAATACTAAATCAGCCGGACTATTTTTTATTACTAAATCATGGTTAATGGTTGTATCCATACATAATTTTTTGTAGTTTAAAAATTGCCAAGTGTAGAAACACCCGGCCACAACAAAAATTGACATTTAAAAAACTATTTAAAAGGCCTTGAAGACCATTTTTTTTAGATTAAGAATCACTAATTAATTGCTTAAAAATTTGCCAGGTGTAGAAACACCCGGCCAATATGAAAAATACAAAAACTAAAAATTAAATTTTTTGTAAATACCAAGTGTAAAAACATCCTGCCAGTTTTTACCAAAAAAATCAAGATGAAAACGTTCTAATTCAGACACATAAAAAGTTGGTTAATTTAAATACCAGGTATAGAAATACCCGGACTTGCTTATTCAAAAATATTTTTTTCAGAAGCTTACAAAACCCTTTGAAAGGAAATTAAAAACTATATTAACCGTATTAAAAAGTAGTTTTGAATTGATAGATAGTGAAGATGTGTATGTATGTTTTTTCTAGGATGCAACAAATATATTTTGTATTTAAGTAATTATAAAAAACCATTATCCACATAAAAAAACCCACCGTAGAAACGGCGGGTTTATATCCTAAATACACATCTGTTCTTATCGAACAAACGCTTCTATTTTAACCAATGTCTTTTTGCTCAGATTTTAAAAAACCGATCCATAAATTTTTAACAGGATCAACCATTTCCGATGAGGTCGAACGGATATATGTAAAAAAACGTTCCATCATTACAGATAAGCCACCTTGCTTTTTTACTTCCTTAGTTTCTTCATCTTTCCATTTATACAACTTAACCCATGTAGAAATAGTTTTTTCAGAGCATTCGACAATTTTAGCCGTTTCTTTTTGTGAATAACCTTTTACAATTAATAAATGGCGGGCTCTTAGCCTTTTACTAGTTAACTCTCGTTTTGGTTTCATTGTTTAAATTGATTTGGTGAAAGATTGATTTAGTTTTTCATTTTGTTTTAGTCCGTCACTGATTGCACCCATTTACATTTCTCCAAAATTCATTTCAGAAAGAAGTAAATGAATATTTTGTAAGCTATTTTGAACATACGCTTTGGGTGCCTCATCAGCCGTTGCACATACTCCAAGCATGTCAATTAAACCTTGTTGTAGTTGCTGCAATACAAAAAGGGGGCTGTGGTTTTTAGATTCAATTTCAATTACTAGGCTGGTTGGTGTTACTCTTATCATAATTGTAGGTTTTAAATATTTAGATAAAAAATTCAAAGGTTTTTAAAGCCTTTATTTAGTTGTAATTCCTATGTCGTTTAACATGCTCTTTGTAGTTTTTCCGGCTTGTGATAACTCAATATTTTTAGTCATCGCACTAAATTGATTTACTACTTTAACCAATTCATCTTTGCTCAATTTGTTAAGTTCCTTTTTAACAGCACCACGTTCCCGCAAAAACATATTCAATTTTGCAACGTTCATTTTCCTGTCATCCGGACTATCTCCATAAATGATACCGGTAGAAAATGCCAAAGCAAAAACCTTTTTTCTCATTTTGTCCAAAGGATCAAATTTACTTAAGTGGGTTATTAACGCCCGTGCTTCATTAAAAGTCAACTGTGTGCTGCTAGTTTCCCGCCCGTTGGTAAACTGCCTTACCAGTTCCGCTTTATCGTCTAAAATGCCAAATTGATTAAGCAGCACATGTATTTTTGAAAGTTGGGGTCTGTTTACTGGTTTCATTCTTCTTCATTTTGAATTTGATGTAATAAAATTTCATTGTATAAGTCGCCAAAGCGTTTTTTACCTTGAAACTCCTTTATAGTTTCATTATCAGTAATGCCATTGCTATTACAAACAAAGGTTATTTCAGAGCGGCTAAGCCCTCTTAATTCCTGCCACAATTGTACACGGCGGTAAAATTCTGCATACCCTTCTTTTTGTTTATTACTAAACTTTATAAGGTTGTTTCTGAAGTATGGCATACCCGCCAAAACAATCCCACAATTTTTTATTGTTTTATCTCGCAGTACATGCAGGTATAAAATCATGGTGTGAGTAAGTTTACCGCTTTCGTCTATTATCAGTAACGGGCTGTTGATAGTAGTTAGTTCATCAGCTATGCGATTAATCATTTCATTAATATTCCCTTCAAATTGAATCCCCATTTCTCTTAAAAGTGCAACAAAGAAATGGCGGGGTGCCATACTTTTTTCATATCCGATAAAGAAAACGTTTTTACGCAGCGAATAGGCATTTAGGGCTGTAGTTTTCCCCATTCCGGTATCGGCACTTAGCCCAATCATGAAATGATTTTTTTGAGCCAGTGAGCAAACTTTTTCACAAGTTGCATAATCAGCAGTTCTTACAAGTGAAATTGAATTTGGGTCATTTACTTTATTCCAAAGCTTTCGCCAAAGTTTTTCAGCAATATCATCCCATTTACGGTTTTCTATTTTGCTAAGTGTTGCGCCGCTTATTCCGGCCTGTGTGGCCAGTTCTTCTTTACTTAATCCTTTTGCTGTGCAATATTTATTTATTGCATTGCGGATGTCTTCTTTTTCTGGTAAATTTGTCATGGTTTAATTGCTTTTTAAAGAGTGATTAATAAGGCTTCACCCTGCCAGGTGAAGCTTTTTTTATATTGATAAATGATATTGCAATTGATTAAATCGAAGCTTTGAAGCTGTTATTTTAATTAAAACCTTTACTAGCATTGAGTTTTAGTCTATTTTTACTTACTAAAAAAGGGTATTATCTAAGTATTTACTCATAGATTTGTACACTTTAAGCCCATTTTACAGGCATTTCAAATGCATATAAAACACAAAAAAGGGTAATCACTTTTATCATTCGTCATCTTCATTGTCATCTATTAGCTTCAACGGATCAACCATTTCAATTTTATTGGCTTTCGCCTTAAAAGGATTGCGATCTTTCTCTTTTGGCTTTAATGATGTGGGAATATGAATACTCGGTATTCTTGTGTGTAGTTCATTTATAATAATACCGTTTTCCTCTGCGATTAACCGGCTATTAGAATCAGCTTGATAATCTTTTATTATACTCTTTTGAACTAAGAGAGGACTTAATTTTGCATAAATTTCAGGGTCTTTCCCATGGGCGGCTATAGTTAATTCTTCCAGTTTATACTTTCCCATATGTTTAATTCCCTTCATTTTCCCAGTATTTTTATACAATGCTATAAGGTCGCCTTCTGTTTGTTCTGCCTTTGCATTATTGATTTTTATTTTTGGGAATAGCTTTCTAATTCCCTTTCCTGTTTTCCTGTCAAACATAAAAATGCCTTCGTTTAATTCGTCATAAGTAATAGTTACTATTTGATCATTAAACTCTTCGTATAATGCCGCTGGCAACTGGTATTCAAATTTTTCAATGCCTCTTTGTATGGTAATTTGATTCCTCCTAATTTGCTTATCCTCCTTATACGGGAGTAGCTCTGCTAGTTCAAACTGATTTGGTAAAATTGGATTTGGATTTGGTTTCTCAAGAAACAATTGATTGGGTGTTTTACCGCTTCCTTGTATCTTATTATTATAATCCTCTATCACTTTAATTGTGATAGCTATAATCTCCTCTCTAGAGCAGGGGTTTTGAGCTGATTCAGTGAAATTTTCCTTACTTACCTTTTTATCTATACTTCTACTTTCCCTACCCGAACCGGTAAACCCTGGGTAAGCTGCAAAAAGAATGTCTAGATAATTTTGATACCTTTCGACAATAGATTTATGTTGAGGGTTTGAAGTCTTAGTTACAATAGCTCCCATTTTGTTCATCAAATCTTCAAAATAATGAGCTGCCTTTGTTTGCGTAAATGAATGATTATCCATTACAATTTCATTTGGGAACATTTTAGTATTATAGATACATTTCCTAATTGCTTCCTTTATCAATGCACCATCCTCATTGTCACCTATACTATACCCAATAATTTTTTTACTACACCCATCAATTACATAAACCAATGTAAGATGATGTAACCTATTGTCGATTCCTTTAAATAAAAATGGTATATCCCTTCCATCAATTTGTACTTGTCTTAAAACAACTGATGCATGCTTCATTGTAGCATAGGGCATTTTCTTTGCGGCCTCAAGGTCTCCATACCTGTTTTTAAATATCTCCGGATTTTTGAGCCAAAGCGCACGCTCCTTTTTAACCCATGATAATGTCCTTTCTTTGAAGCCATTTTGTTTGAAATATGTATTGGCTTTTTCAAGAATAACAGAGCATGTGTACTTATGTCCTGATGCGACTAATGCAGAAATAATATAGTCAACCTGGGGGGTTATATCTCTTTTACTTCTATCGTTATTACCGTATGTTCGTCCGTCCAATGCAACACTTTCTACCCCAAGGTCAGTGGCTTTTTTTTCAGCGGCAGATAATGATTCCTTGCAAGTATATTTCCCTGGAAATATATCTTTAAAAGCAGCGAAGCGAATCAATAAACTAATACGAGGTTCATTTTTTTTTAAATCAAGTATTGCTTGAAATACTGAATGAAGCCTTGCAAATTTCGTTACCTGTTCCGTAGTAAATGACGTTCCATTTTCATAGAATGATTTGAACTGAGCAAACTTGAAATAATAGGCTTCATGAAATATGGCTTTCACTTTTTCAGTCGCTGTTTGTTTGGTTTCCTGCGAAATAATTTTATCAGGTGAAAGCAGTTTTTTTCTTGTACGGTAGGGTATGGATTTATAAAGGAAAAACGTTTCATTTTCAATCTGCATTTTTACAATGCCGTTTCCTTCTTTCCAACACTCGATAGTTTTAGGACTTGCATATCTCTTTAAGTACTTCTTAGATAAGTACAAGTCGTTACCGTCTATGTGGATCAGTTTTTTCATTAACATGCAATTTGGGATTCAGCAACCAGGGCGTTTATTTTGTTGCTAGTTGTATTCATTTCTTCCAGGTACTCTTTAATGGTTTTAATAACTACAGGGCTTTTTGATACCCCTTTAAGGACATTTGAAACGGTTGTAATGTGGGTATTTGATCTTTTAGCAATCTCTTTAATTGCTCCATAGGGCAATACCTTTTTAACCCCGACTGTGTTAATGGTGTTTTTTTTCATAATTTTAGAATTGTTTAAACGAAGCTAAAACTTTATTTCGTTATTACAGTTTTTTTTTACACTTTATTTTTGTTATTTTAATTATGGAGCCAAATTTAAAATTTAGAGAAATGAGAAAAGGCTTAAACCTTTCACAGGTTGACTTTGCGGCAAAAATTGGTGTATCTCAGGGAACTATAACTGATGTTGAAAGGGGCCGAATCGGTGTGAGCAAAAAACTTAAAAGCAAGATCAAAGAAATTTTCGGTATTGAATCAGGGTATTTTGATACTGTATTACAGTTAAAAAAAACTGTATTAAATCAGGGTATTAAATCAGGGTTGAATCAGGGTAAACAGCCTATAAAAACCAGTTTTAAGCATTGGGAAGTAAGTAAGATAGACCCAATAGAAATGTATTTAAATTTGAATGATGACGACTTAAAGTTTGAAATTTCACTAGAAATTGAGAATTTAAGAGCAGATTATAACAATTACAGAAAGCTTTTAGAAGCTATTTATAAACTAGTTCCACCAGCTTTTTTCACAAAGAAATTCCCACCTGTAAAAGACTTTGAAGAATATAAGAAAATGATTGAAAGTGAGTATCAGCCTAACTTTGACCAAAATGGAGAAGAAAACAGTTTTACTTTGATATACAAAATACTTGAGTTGTATAAGGCCGAACAAGAGCACTGCAAACACAAGCTTACTATCCTAATTGACTACTTCAACCGGTATTCTGACTTCTTTTTAGATAGCAAAGAGATCAAAGAGGCACTGAATGACCATTAAATAGGTCCAAAATGGAACCTGAATTAACCTGAATTTGATTTTATTAATATTTAAACCGTAACTTTTTATCTGAAATATCTTACCGTTCCTTTCGCTGTAATATAGCACCACATTGGCTTTTGTGCAATTTTCGCACGAAATATTAAATCATCTACTATTAATATTTAAAACTAACCCCCATATATTGATGTACATGAACTGTTCATTGCGGTCTGGGTGGCC